AAGCCCGTATTGATACCTAGAACTAAACTTCGGGTCATTTTTAAGGTCATCGCCAGTTACAAGATAAAATACACCACTCTTTAAATCGTAAACTAGCGCAGCCATTGTTGAATAACAAGTAATTGCAGATGATGCATTTTTAAGCGCAGCATGCCTATGAGAAGAAGCAAATACATTGATATTTGCCTGTTTCTTACTATCCCTAAATTCAGAATCATCAGACACCTCATACATAAATTTGTTGTCACCAAGGTCTTTTCTTGTTACTTCACCACCTGTATATGCGGAAAATGCAATCGTGGCATATCCATCGCCTTTTTCGCCATACCAGTTACCCATTAAATACACAATAACAGTTGCATCATCAGATAATTGTTTATTCTTGATGTGTTCGTTTAATTTTTTCAAATTAACCAGCGTATATTCACCACCTGTTTGTGTGTTATCCCCGGCAAACTTTAATATTGCTGAATCATAATCGGCTGTCGGTCCTAGCCAATTTTCTCTGCTACCAGACTCATGGGTTCTACCATTATACCAGCCAACGCCAGCATTATTCATATATGGCGCATCCGGAACCCCATCCATAAACGTTAGTGAATCAAGGTCTTTTCCGTTTTGGGAATCCCACTCATATGTAAATATAATATAATCAACGTCTGACAAAACCCAGTCACTCTTAACTTGTTGCAAGGTAACAGAATCTTCACAAGTTTGCTCATACTCGTCCTTTCCGTTTGCAGTGATTTCGAAGGTCCTTGGCTGATTTGTTGAGTCTACGGATAGTCTAAGTTTTACTGTCTGTATATTACCGTTCTGTTTCGTTGACATAACCTGGTATTTAATACCAGTTGCTGGGTCCATTTCAAGATTAACAAAAAATCCATCAGTTACTGTAACAGTTGCATTAACTATGCCTCCGCTTAACTTCAAGACATTCGTATCATCAAGAACAATAACTATTGTAGGTCTGGTTTCTGGCTCAGGGCACTTTGTTTGCACAACAGATAACTCAGCCGGAGTGGCCTGACCTTCTGTAACCGGTCTTACAACAACCAATCCAGTCCTGTCATCGTCAGTATCATTGTCCGAAACCTTAACCTTAAATTCGTCGGTAGATGTATTGATGTCATATACTGTTATCCAGTCAACATCATCCGCTGTGTCTGCCGTCCATTGTACCCCTGCTGGCACTGTTACTCTTATTGTGTATACAGTAGTACCTGGCTGACACTCAAAGCTAATTTCGTCTTGACTAAGGTTAATTTCTCCTTGTTTTTTAACCTTAACAGATGCCGTATCAGACAACGGCCTTCCGTCAGGTGCTTCAAATTCTGCCTTTATTGTTACGTCTTGCGTTTGGTCGCTTGTGTTATTTCCTGTGACAATAAATTTGCTGGCACCAGGCTCGTTTACAATAACAAACTGTTCGCCCTGCGGAACTTTCCAAGTTGTATTACTTGTTACTATCCTATCCATTGATGGTACTCGTACGTCACCTTTTTTTGTATACAGGATAGCGTCAAATCTGGCTTCTTCTTGGTGTGAAATTGTCTTTTGAGCTGGAACAATTTCCAAGCCGTAGGTTATCTCTGGTTCTGGTTCCGGCTCGGGCTGTGTTACCTGGCTTAATTTCCAATGGACTTTATATTTTATCCCATCAATGATAATCTCTTGACCTTCATCCGGAATTCCGTTCTCTGGGCTATATCCATCTTCAGGATTAAACTCGGTACCGGGTTCTTTATTTTCTTTAAAGTTAGGCAAATTAACCCCCAAATCGGTAAACCATTCGGTGGTAATATCCTCTTTTCTTGTGGAAGTGATATCGCCTATACTAACTGTTTTCCTTTGACACGCCAATGATGCGCCTTGGATAGTCACCCCAGGGCGATTGTGTTTAATATTTTTAAGTATCCATCTGCCTTGTTCTGCCATGTGTATAAAATAGTATTCTTTTATTCTCCGTTAAACTTCCAACGAAGGATAGATGTTGAAGGTATCATCTGCGTAAGGTATGGAATAACGGAATTCTCTATATATTGTCTGAATCCCTTTCTATCATCTGCACCAAAATCCGATGGGATGTTAAATTCTATATCAAGATTTTTAATATTGACAATTGAGTTTGCGGCAGCTTCACCGTTTACACCAACTCTATTTTCTGGGTCAAATGTTTTCAAATTTGTCGTTCTATTATACTTTTCACCGTAATTAACTGTGATTTTTTCAACATCGTAACCCTCATCTGTTTTGACATCTATAAATTCTTTTGTTGTTTGGAAATCACTTCTTGCTGAAGAACCAATTTTCGGGCCAGAGTTGTTGGCTGTAAGTAAAGTTGCAAGCTCATCCCAGAGTCCCCCAGTACATCCTTCTGACTGGGTTGGTTCTTTGCCGCAAGCCACCCTATCAAATGAATCATCGCCACTATCACCATGCGTTATTTTGAAAGGGCTTCTATCAAAGCATTTTCTGATATTGCAAATCATATCAGTTACATCAACCTCCCTGAATATAATTTTTTCAGAGGCTTCAACCCACGGACTTCCGCAATCAGAATCTGTTTCTGGCTTTCTTGAGGGTGTAAGGTATTTAACATTTTTACCGTACTTCTCGTTATAGTCGTCAGAAAAGAACCAACATTTGCGGTTATCTTCATATTTTAAAACGCCGAATTTGATTTCCTTGATTTTATTACAGGTGTCATCATCGATTCCGATGAAGTTTCTATTGACGTATGAATACCCAAAAACATCGCTCATTCCACTTATATACGACATACCATCGTCATAAGTCCCATTACCAATATGTGGATTGTTTCCGGTTGTGTCATCCATAATTGATTCAAGATACAATACGAGCGTTCCGGCTGAATTTGGTTGTGTGATTTCACTATTTTTGATACTTCTCCAGCCATATTTTTGACTCCCGGAATAATCACTTGAATAACCTAAAAATTGCTTCAATTCATTATTTTCAAGGATAAAATAATGCGAAGCGCCGGTTATGTTTTCACCTGGCTTTGTCTTATAATCATCCTGCATTGTAGATATATCCGTCACATAGAATACATCATGGGTATTTGAAGATGCAAAGGCCTCCTGCAAAAGCTCATCAAAATCCTTAGCAAATTTAAGCCTTGCCTGGGTTTCCATATAAAGAGGAATAGTATCTGTCCCGGTTATTGACTTTACATTCGGTGCAATTTCAAGGTCAATATCCATCTTGTCTCTTTTTCCCCAGCCTCCATGCATTTGGAAATAAAGTCCGTCGTCATATGTCTTTCCCTGGGAATACCAAGGAACAACATAAGAATAATCTTCCCCATCTTTCCAATATCCAACTTCAGCTACCGGAATTCCACAATATTCAGCATATGGGTCAAGCGCATTGAAGTTTATCTTATATTTGTTGATGGTTTCAATGTCTTTCGCTAAAGGATAGGCAAATTGTTTATTTTTTGTACTATCACAGAAATGAGGCCATTGGCCTGTAGTTCCTGTAAATACGCAAACATACTCACGGATTTTATATTCATCCGGAGTAAAACCGAACATGGAAAGCATCGCGTCAAGGCCCTTTCTTGTGCCTTTGACGGAGAACAAATATTGCGAATTTAGCTTCAAACGACGTATGAACTCGTTATTGGCATCACTTGCAGTATAACCAGATGTAAGCCCAAGATACAACGTATTTGTTCTTATCTTATTATCGCTGGTTATTTTAAGGGTTTTTGTCTCCCAGCCAGAATTATTAAGGGCATCGGTAAGTGTGTAATCCGGAGTATTTGACTTCTGGTTATACGTTATTGTGTTGATTGACTTTATGCCGTCAGCATAGAGTTTAAGGTCATCAAACTGGCGACCATAAATCTTTGTAATAGGTTCAATTCGGGAAGTATCAATTGTACTCATATCCTGCATATCACCATCACTATTGGATATATATGTCCAGTCAAGTGTCTTTATTGCCTCATGTGTAAGTGACCTCCACATATTGTCACAATGGAACTCATCGTAATACTCGGACAACTCAATGAGCGATTCTACATATGAATAATACGGCCCGCTAAGGTCTGGATTATATCCGCCAAGAAGTGATGGCCAGGTATATGAAACCATATCATATATGTAACCCGTTTCCGTTTCTTTCGGTGTTTCAAACACGGCAGTGTAAATCGGCTTTGAAACTCTGTCAAGGATTACATACGTAAAGTCATCACAAGTGCGGAAATATTCTTCAACCATCTCCTTTTTAGGACGAATATGGGCACCATCAAGTAAAAATTCTTCTGGTTCTGCTGGGGCGCCTAAAAGTACAGATTTGCTTTTTTTAGCTTTCTTGGCTTTTTTAGTCGTTACTACTGGCATTACTGCACTGGCCAACTCATCTTCATCGTCTGTATATCTCTTCTCTTCTGGTAATTGTTCAAGGTCGCCGGTTATAACAATCGGAATTGGGTCTGTTTGAACTGGTTCTGGTTCTGGTGGTACTGTTTTTCCTTTCCCATAGGTATAATAAATTTTCCCATCGGTATTGTCCCTAAATGCTGTAACATCAAATTTCTTTCCTGAAAAATTGAAATGAATGATAGCTATCTGGTCAATTTCAACTTCTTTACCTTGATAACAATCACCGATGGCGGTAGATTCTACATCAAAGCTGGTAAATGGGTATTCCTTCTCTTCACCGTCTTCAATAACGACTAGGTTATAGCTTGAACCGCACAGACAGAAGTATCTGAGCGGATTGTATACACTGTTTTCCTGTAAGTTTTCGGTCGTTATGTCTATACCATATTCATTATAAAGAAGACTTCCGAAGATTGTAACTTTCTTTATGTATTTTGGTGAATCGGATGTAATCGTCTCTGGTATTTTTGTAACAGTTTCAAGGGTAATTGCTGTATCGCTGAGGTCATTGTACATTTCATCAATTTTTTCCTGTGTCTCAAGCTTAACATATTCATTACCATCCAGCTTATAGTAGTCAGCATTTGCATCATTTGTACTATATCCAGCCTTATTTTCATCCGGCGCATAAAACTTAACTTTATCGTCAGAAAACCACAATTCAGCCGGGAAATCTGTTATGACCCCGTTAATTGTGCCTTGGATAAGCTTTACTGCTGAACCATAACAAGCGAAATCTCTAATGCTTGTATAGTTTGGCTTCAACCTGATTCTTGTTTCTTCGGTAATTCCACTATCTATGATTGTATCAATAGTCCAAGCGCCATTTTCATCTGTTGAGCCACTTGGATTCGGGACAAACCTTGGATTCGGGACAAACTTACCCCTGACGTGCTTCTTCTGGCCATTGATACCCAGCCTTGAAGTAAACACGAAATTTGAATCGCCTATCACATACTCACCCTTCAAAGCATTCGGCATTGGATTTATGGTCGTATAATCATTCTCATAAATCGTCGCGCCAGAATACTTCTTATGCTTTCTGCGTAGTGTGAAGTCAGCCTTTGTTGTTATATACCTTGACATATCCTATCGTTAAACTATGTTATCGTAATCTTCGCTACTCTCTATATTCTCCCTCTTACGCTTGACGCTATAAAGCGGTTCGCCGAGCGAGTTCTTCTGCTCATAGAAATCATACTGCTGGTAAATTTCCTTATTGTCGTTGTAGTGCGTCATAATTGCTCTATCATGGTCCATAATGGTATCGCCTTCAAGCATTGTTGTGATTGTTTCAGCATCATGCTCAACCATTTCAATCTCAATCATAACCGGACTGAATTTGGTGTTAACAATTGCAACCAAATCTTTCTCCTCAACGCCAGTACCGATATTCGGCGCTACATTTGGACTATAATCCCCATAGGAGCAAGGAGTTAATGTACAGAACAGTAGATTGGCTGAGCTATCCGTATACTGATATCTCTTTGGCATACTGGATGAATCGGACACACTTACCCAAATTGGTCTGCAGAAATTACAGGAAGTGATAATGAATGCCCTGTCTGTTCGTTCTTTTGTAGAAGGGTCAAAATACTCAATACGGTAGCCGGTAAGGTCGGTTATGCCGCCAACTTTGCCCTTATCAAGCACAACACCGCGTATTTCCGGGTAATCTGCCAACACACTAACATCTGTTAAATGTGTGACAAACTCTTTAGGACGTATATAAACCGTATAAATTCCTGTATCGTTGAACACGTCAAGAGGGAGACGAAGATTAAACATACCGGGAAGGACATCCTCAATTCCGCCCTGTATTCCATCTGCATGTGATGGAACCAAATTGGATGCACTCAAGGGTTTGAACTTCGTAAAGTCCTCATCAGTGGTGCTCCTGTTCGGTCTGTAAAAGTAAAAAAGTTCAGCATCCTTTACTGGGTCTATATATGCCGACCTAACTGTTCCGTATAATCCAGCCATTTCTATTATAAGTTAAAAAAATTATCTTTAATCTCTTCTAATGATGTAAACACATTTTCTTTGTTATAAATATCATTATTAATATTATCCAATTTTTCGTGCGTAAAATACACAAGACGTATTCCGTGGTTTTCGCACAATTTTTTCTTTTTTTTGTCAAGAGCAGAAATTGTTTCAAAACTTTCTTTACTCTTATTCCAACCAGTAAAATGTTGTATTCCCTGGCACTCAATTGCTATTTTAAAATCTGGTAAATAAAAATCTAAACTTTGTTGCTTTAGCCACGAAAATTTTTTTTGAAAAGCAAAAGATATTGAATTTTTTAGCAAAAAATTTGATATTTCTTCCTCTAATTTCCAGTTTCTACATTTCGGGCAACCGCATCCATTAAGATGGGTATTTGGACTTTGTAAAAAGCCTCCGTGTTCATTACCGAATGAGTCTTTTTTGTGACATATAATCCAAACTTTTTTGCGGCACCCATTATAAACAGTTTTAGAGTAGTCATATTTATCTCCGTGTATTTTCTTTGCTAATTTTAAAAATTCTTCATTCGAATGTTTTCTTTTAATATTTGAATTGATTCTACCACATATTGGGCAACCTTGACCCTGTAAATGACATAGTGGTTTCTGCCAAAACTCACCGTGTTCCGGGCAGATTATGCAAACTTTTTTCTTATTATTTTCATAAACAACTTTACTGTAATCATACTTGTTATTATGTACCAAGTTTGCTTTATTTATAAACTCTTCATTTGTTTTTTTATGTCTTCCAGAGCATATAGGACAACCCTGTTTACCGTTTATATGGGCATCTGGTGTTTGTTCAAACTCACCGTGTTCTGGGCAAATAATTGTAACTTTTGTTGAATTATTTACATATTTTACTTTACTGTAATCGTATGTATCACCGTGTATACGTCTTGCGTCTTTTAAAAAACCACTCAAACCTTTACTTTTTTTCTCCCCATTATACAAATCGGCACATTTAGGACAGCCAAACTTACTTCTTAAAAAATCACCTGGCCTTATTTCAAAAATGCCGTGTTTAGGACAAGTTATTCTAACTTTTGTTGCTGCATTTTTATAAACAGTTTCTTCAAAAGTAAACTTGTCCCCAAATTTCTCCTTTACTCTATTGATGAAAATTTCCGTGGTTAGTCTTGTTGTTTTTCCCATATAATCCTTTTATATATAAATAGTTCCATTATTGGAAATATTCACAATAAAAGAACTATTCTGAAAAAAAGTAATGGTTTCCATAATTCACAAGGTCCTGCATTGTATTGCATTCACTTAATTTATAATGTTTTTCAAAGGCAGACACACCACCCCTATCTATTGTTACATTGACATCAACTTTCGGGGGTAATGAAAAGGCTGTCAAGTAATCTTCTTTTGTCAAATATGCATCGTACGCAAAATCCTTGTTCCAAATATCAAACGTGGTCAACCTTTTAATTGTTGCTGTATTTCCTGTTCTCGTAAGATTATATCTTGGACTGTAAAACTCTTTTGCGCTGGCTTCAAAATCAACATACCTTGAATAGACGGGAACGTTATCCACGCCGTCAAGCGGAACTAAATCAACATGTCCCTCGTCTAATGCATATTCTTCATAGTAAACATCCCCGCTTTCTGGGTGCACCTGGTTAATGAATTTTCCATCAGATTCTCCGTTAAAAAAACCACCAACAACATAATAGACCTTTATTTTACCCCCCGAATCATCAACACTCGTGATAAAATCACCCCTATATGTGTAAGGACCCTTTCCTTCCGGACCAGAAGATACAAGGTAAACATTCGTTGTGTTTCCACTAGAAAACGGAATTTTCATTGGAGAACTCGACGAATTATTGTATTTTACCTTGAAGTAGTAATGTTCCATAAACGGCTGGCCATGTCCTCCACGGTCGCCATAGTGCTCTTCTTCTTCCGTTTCAGCAATTCTTATACCAGCAGCTTCTGTTGTGATTGTCCTATATTTTTTGTCACTAACACTACCTATCTGGCTCTCCGGATAATGTAAATACTCGCTTTCTATACCATCGCCATTTATAAACTTGGTCACACCACTGCTGATTGACTCCATTCTCCACTTTGCCATAGCAACAGATATTGGATTAAGTCTCGGTGGAATATTATTTTCCATTTCGGTTCTTTTAATCTGAAGCTGGTTCTGGTAATTTGGTTGAGATTCGTCTATACTAAACCTGTCAGATGGCTCGGATGGCATTCCTTCATAAAAATTACCCTGAGGTATGTCATTTTTCGTTAAACTTGGGTTTTCAACAAACTCATAACACAGTGTATGTACTCGCCCGTCATTTGCACTCTCAACCTTCTCTTTTACTACAAGATTGTAGAACTTTTCCTCTGATTGTTTTATACACCTGAACATTTTTCCGGAAGGACTGCCACTATACTCCATGAAAATGCCAGGAAGAAGATTATCCTTATCGTCAGTATATTTCTTATTTGACCTGAGCGTGTTTAGTAGAGATTCAACCTCTATTTCACCGCTTGTATTTGTGTAACCGGTTCTCATTATTATCTGGTCAATGGTGAGACCAGTAGGAGAACCTATTCCGTGTGGCCTTTGTTTGTCCGTTAAATTCCCCTCGTAATCAACGCCATCAATATTTGTAAGAACACCGACATCTGTTGTATTCTGCGTAAGAAGCAATGGCATTGAGATGTATGGTACACGATATGTGAGACTTTCTAAACGTGCTAAATCCGCCGAGCATTTACCTCTTGCATTACTTTTCAAATAATCCAAAAACTCTTTGCCACCCATATCTTCATACAGTCTGGCATTACAACAATTTGCGGATAGGCTTTCATAATTTTCAAGCCATTCAATGTACGGCTCAACATCGGAACAAGGCATTGATTTCGGTACTTTGACATGCTTGTTATAGATACTTGCCGGAATGTTTATCTTGCCAATACAAGCATCTACGACTTGACAATATCTTGCCCATTTCAGGTGTGCGTCACCGCTCCCAATATTTATTCCAGTTCCGACTTCTGAATATCCGGTCCCATCAAGATAGGATGCAAGTCTATTGAACTTCTCATAATCGTCAATGAGTACAATAAATTTTGTCTTATCACCACGTATGTTTTCGCTTCCAGTGTAGCGGCATATATGTTTTGTCTCTTCTCTAAGGCTCTCTATATCAATTGAATAGAAATCGTTTGAATCGTAGGCTCCGTATACATAGAGAGTTTCCGGTTCCTCGCCGCCTTCAAAACACTGATTATTCCATTCAAAAGCGCCGATGTCCTCCGTAAAGATTATTTCCCCCTCCTTTGTTTCAACCTTACGAAGTTTAACACCATTACGAACCATATTAAGAAGAAAATAGTATGCATGAAGCATTCCCTCATAAGTCTTGTCCTCGCCGAGAAAGCACGGATTGGCCACAAATTGTCCCCAGTTTCCATTTTCCTTTCCTCTGGTAGATTCAAGACCGATGGAATCAATATCTTTACAGACCGGTTTTATTTCAACGTCTTTACTTCCACAACGTGGGCACTCGTCAAACACATCATCACCTTTGTAATCACACTCATTGCAAACACTTACATAATATGGCTCATGCTGACTATACTCTTTGCCAAACTCATAGTAAGGCATGAGCCCCTGGGTCCTTGTCCTGGCACCTTCAATGCATATTATTTTCTTAATATAATCCATAATTAACTTTCTGGTTCTTCTGGTTCTATCATCGGTTCAAAAAGGTTCAAAACAAGCCTTTCGTTTTCCCACACTATTCCATTACACCTTGTTTTCGGGTCATCTTCAACAGCCTGTACGGCATCCGGAAAACTATAAACATAACCCCTATCGCTTAGCGATATTGCTATAGGAATATAAAGATTATCAAGATAATTGGAAATGGTAAGCCTGACTGGTTTGTCGGATGTTTCTGCATCTTCTCCTTTTCTCCAAAATATCAAAGGTACTGTTCTTCCTATTCCAGCATGGTTAAATTCAACCTTCATATAAATATTCTGCACCTCATTTTCAACCGGTGCATCCTCCCTAAAAAGGTATAGGTTAAATCCTTCCCCAGACCTCGTCATATCATATTCATCATTAACTATCATTTGGCATGTAACTGCGCTACAAGTATCAGTTTCAGCCGTTGGATTCCAAACTACTGGGTTTATTTCTTGATTATAATCTTCAACATTTTCCTCAAGCCACGCCCTCCTTTTCACATATTTTCCAAAAAGGTCCCCGCTATCAAAAAATATCGTTGAATAGCATAACAGATTCTGCGTTAACGGATTCTTGTCGTCATAGAACGAAAGTCTGATAAACGATTGTTTTACCCTATTTTTTTGATTGTATATGTCATCATCAGTGAAACCAAGATAGCCTATTAAATTTGATGAATTTACAAAGTTTTCATCAAGGTATAATTCCTCTCTTACCTTTTCTCCCCCATTTGGTTTATCTTTATCTAGTCCGTTGCCATTCCACGTGCTCATTTCATCGTTAAAATGCCACGTATCTTCAAAACTATGTGCTAATTTTGCCAGTAAGACATCCTCATCTAAAGTTTCAGCACTCTCAATTGTACCACCAGAAATTCTTGTCCTAAAATGAAGATTAAACGTTAAGCCGGTGGCAAGATACATTGTTACAATTGTATCACCGGTATCTGGCGTTTCCTCATTTTCTTTGACTTCAAAAAATGCTGGCGAATATCTGACTTTTTCAAGGTCAATAAAATCCGGTATAATACTATTCTTTATCTTCTTTACAAAAAGTTCATTTACTTGATATTCCTGGAACATTCTCTTAGCATCGTAGTCTTGTTCAAGAACAACATCAAGGCCCATAAAATCAACATATTTGCAAACATTTACAATTTCCCCGGGACATCCATATAGGGAAACAGAAGGATTTACGCCACCATCAGATTGTGTTCGAAAAAATGGATTAGTGGAAAACAATACCGTATCGCTGGGCTCTGGATTAAAAGTTTTCCCGTTAGCTGTTCGCATATTTTTTGCCAATATGCTATTTCTTTCCATCGTTTCATAATTAAAAAGCTTAAGTGTATCATCGCAACACCACCCGCTATCTGGTCTTATGTTTTTTCCCTTAACCAACTCATTTGGATAGCATAAAGCCAAATCTGAGAACTCAATGATATTACTTCCTCTTCTTACATAAACAAGCATATTTGAAAGGTCACAAGGAAGCATGTGGTGCTCCGATGTGAAAAAAAGCTTGTATTTGTAACCTTCATTGGTTTCTATACGTCTGAAAGAGGCCAGAGTGAGCGGTTTGATATAAACATAGTCAAAATAAACATACCTGGCATTTCCTTCATCAACAACCTCCCTTATTTCAGCATCTTCTTCATACACTTTAATCATCTGCCCAGTATTTCCAGAAGCAAATTTTTCAAAATGTATTTTTCCGCCAGGCAATAATTCCATCGCCCTATCTTTTTGTATGCTTAAACAAAGGTTTTCACCACTTACAGTAAGGTTGTTATAAGTAAGTGGCACTGTTGTTGTTGGTTCATTTGTTTTCTTCGCAATTTTAAACGTTTTCATATTAGCAAGCGTCTACCATTGAATCAATTATTTGCTGGATGTAATCAAAATCAAGTTTTGCATCACCCTCAACTTGGAACCTTCTTAACGGGTTGTTCTTTGCAGGTCTAAACAACTTATAATCATTGTGTGGGTCTTGCCTCCTGACGTGCACGTTAATATCTTTGTGGATGTAAAGCCTACCATTCGTAAATGGCATATTGTAAATCGGGGAATCACTTGTAAGGTCAGACATTTTCTTAGGCCCCCTCCATACGAGTTTACCGGTTGAAGGTATGTACTCTGCATATTCTGGCGCATTTTCTTCTAAAAGGGAAATTATATAGCGACTTTGCCCATTCGCACCTTCTCCATTCCCCTTGAAATCCGTTTCATTAATAGTGGCTTCAGTTGTTATACATATTTCACATCCATTCGTACGAGAACTAAATCCGTCCAAATGACCACGATATGTTATTTCATCCATAACATCATAAATTGCAAATGGCTGTCCTATTAGAAAGTCATATTCAATTGGTGATATTACCCATAACTGTGTAATATTTCGTTCTTCAAAAAGCCCCATATCAGGGTTATAAAATGTTACAGCTGAGGTTGTTACTCTTGCTTTTTTAGGTTCAAAATTTATTCTCTTTAGCCTTATACTTTGAAGCTCCGTATCAAGTTCTTTCAGTGTAACCTCATAAAATGGAGAATAAAAGTATCCTTCCGGCGCAATATTTCCCGGAAATGTATGTTTATTTCCTTCTGCATCTTCAATTCCACCTTTATCCTTATGTTCATCTGGAACATCATCGGAAGGTTTCTTATTCAAAGCATAAGAATAAACAGTAAATAAAAGTTGTCTGCTACTATCAGCTGCGCCTAATAGTGTGGGAACCCTTGTTTCTGGTGTAGCTATAATCAACGGGTTGCTATACGTTGTCCTTTTTTCCATTATTCATCTACTTGTTGTACATCAAAGAGGTCACCAACGAGTTCGTCGTATCGGACATCAAAATATTTATCATTTAAAAGGCACTCTCTCTGGGCGGTGTTAAACCTATGATAGACCTTCTCTATTTCTTTTTCTAAGAAAGACGTTCTGCTAAATTCAATTATATCCCCATAAAACTCAGTAAAATCTTCTAGAGTAATTCCGCTTTCAAGTGGCAAAGGCGTACCGTCAATAAAATTGCCGGTAGGGGCCTCACTTAATGCCAACATAAGACCGTCTAAATATGTTTTTTTACACTCACCGCTAAAAACATTATAAAGCTTCCTTACATTGAAATTTGTTGCGGCACTATCCTCCGGTAAATCTAACCCAGAGGTAACATCACCAAAGCAATGTGAATACTCAACGGAATCACCAGACGTATTTCCACTATAATACCATTCCTTATACCCTCTATTGGTCTTGGCTACAGTAAAATACAGGGTTGAAAGTGGACGACCTAGATTATCTTTAAGCCCAGTTGTGCATATATCATCATTAAAGATAACCTGAACAACTCTGTCCCCAAAAATATTTTCAGCAAACGCTATTTTATTTTGCGTATATGTCAGGTGCCTCGTTACTTTCTTGAAATAGTCATTACCAAGCCGTATGTATTCAGGACTTTTATCATTGATAACTGTTGGATTTTTTATTACTTTCTTAGCATCCCTTACCGCTTTTAAAAACTCTTCCCTTTCAGAAAGTGTACATTTTTCCTTAATAGTTGGGTCAGCATCTATCTCGTTACAATTTAACAGTTGTACATATTCAAAATAGTCAAGTGATTTAAACTTTCTGAAATAATATTTGTCGTCGCACCCATCTTCAATTTTACGATAAAAAAACTGAATAACTTGTTCTCCAACCTTTCCATTCTTATCGCGTAATCCAAGCATCTTTTCCTTATTTACAACAATATCATCCTGTGATTCTTCTTCATCATCTTCAATAATTCCGCATATTGGATTCAACTCATATAATTTAACATTGAAAACCCTATCGGTATTATTACCGTGTACATCGCCAACGCTAATTACCCTTATAGGGGGTGAATACCGGAGTACTTCTTCGTATTTTCCATTTGTATAATCAGAAGCGGTATAGAAAATTCGAACTTCATCACCAGGCTGTAATGTATGCCTCAATAACGAATGCATCTCTATGATTTCATCACCGACGTTATTGTATGTAACCCTGGGTTTCAAGACCCTAACGGCATTTGGGATTTTGTTTTGATTATCAACTTTCCATGTCTCCCAGTCTTCATCTGTTCCACTAAAATTAATCATTACGCGATTAAACATATCATAATCATTCTTGTATGGATAAACTATGGCACAATCCCAATTTCTTTCAAGTCTTTTCTTATAACGATTAACCTTTGGTAAGAAACTAAATAACGAACGGTCCGGGTACAAATCAATCATTCCACACGGAGTTTCATTGTTCAAAATTTTATTGACTGATATATCTTCCTCTTCACCGGTTTCGGTATTCAATATTCTTGCGTTTGGTATGTTAATATTTCCAGTATTATAAAAGCCAAACCAACCATCAACCGTTCTTAGCTCATCATAAAAAGCTGTATTCATTGTTTTAATTGTGTCTAACTGATACATTCGCACATATTCTCTAGTAGAGGAAAGTTCTACTGGGTCTGTTATTTCAGTTAGTATTCTTTTTACTGGTTTTCCTTCATAATCAATGGCATAATCAAAAATAGTATTGAATACGTCTTCGTTAAAGTTGTCATTCTCTATCTTAGCGTGTTCAAAATCATTTATCCTCAACAAATGATTGTTAAAGATATCGTATCCACAATGATACTTAAAATCCCCAAGCTTTTCGTGCGAAATTTCTGTATCCCTAACTGCAAATATTTGGTCTATTGAGTCTCCACTCTGATTTATGGTACCGGCCAATTCATTCGGAACTATTTGATTTGGAAATATGTCCTTAAAATTTTTACTACTCCTCTGTATCGTTGTCTCAACCAAATTAACTGCCGAATAACTTCCCTCGCGGTATACCGGCTCTGTAACAGCATTATATAGTACATTCGTGCATACCGGATTAACCGTAAAAATCATTCGGTAGTTTTCGCAAGCATCCCTTTCTTCTAGATACAAATCATTTAAACCAAGCATTGATGCTGCGGTTGAGTAAGGAATAAGCTTGGACTTGGCGGAGAGGTCAACATTGAATGACTTCTCCGCATTATCCAAACTTCTATTTAAGCTTTTCTCTTGTAAAAACTTTCTCTGCATTTTACAAACTTTTAACGATTATTAATTACCAGTTCCACCAGTTGTTGGCGTAAGACTATCAATCTTACCCTACATATTTTCAAGTGCCTGCGTGACACCACTTTCAAAGTTTTCAATTTCCTCCTGCATAGGTGCGATTTCATCTGGCGATTGTACTATGGTAATAGTTGTTGTGAGCTTATCACGATTTTCATCGGTTATTTCAACGCCCTCTTCAATGCATTCAAGGTAAATATACCCAGTTCTTTCACTTGTATTGCTGCCAGTATTTGCTTTAATTCTAATTGAAATATTTGTAACTGTTGCTTCATGAACCCTATCCGGGTAGCCAGGCTTTATATCACCGCTGATAATCTCTAGCCAGTCTGTACCACCAGTAACCTGGGCCCTAAACTTAACATTTGTTGAGATTGTAATGGTTGCATCTTGAGCCTCTTTTGTGTAGGTACCTCCGGTATTCGCATATAAATAAGGCTCAATACCACCAGGACTGGCTGGATAAATTCTGTCAAGTGCTTCAATTGGATACAATTTATAGACGACTAGCTTATTCTTTGTTCCGTCATCTGGTTTTTCATATTTGCAAATAAGCGTTTTCTTACTTCGCCCATTAAAAATTGCATCTGCGGCTGGAGAAGTGTTTCCTGGTGTCACAATTGATATCTTATTTCCGGGTGATGTGAGTGGACCTATAAGGGTTAAGTCGCGCCTATAATCTTTTTTAAGTTGATATTGGCGTACAAGTGTAATTCCAGAATAATCCAAATCAAGTTCGCCCTGTGATTTCTTGTTCCTCTTTTCCGGGTCTCCGGTCCATTTATCTAAGTCTCCAATTCTTACTGATTTTTGCAGCTTAGCACCATTGTCTTGCGTTTCTGAATAGTAGTAGTGTGTTAAAGTTTTTTCTATCGGCGTTGTTGAGCCCTTTATGTCATGTTTAGATTTGTGATTATAAACACCTAAACAGAACGTTGAACCATTTTCCGTTATTTCCAATGGTTTCGGGCCAATATCAAACAGCTCATCTGCAACCGCATAAAACTCTGTATTTTCAGGGACAGCATCTTCCGTATAGATTGCACAATCACCATTGATACCAGTTGTTGCGTCGTATACTTTTAACTTCAATTCTTCAATAAAAACATTGGCAATTGAGTGTCTTTCTTTAAGTGTTATCAAGTCAAAATCACCTTCAGAATACCTTTCAGTGAAAACCTTTGTGTTTTCGCCATTAGGTATATCATCCGCCAGACCTTCCTTGATAGCGTAAGCAATCTCTTCAACGTCTTTATATTTTGAATTACCTTTTTCATCAAAAACATCATGAACCAACTCTCGCCCAAAAGCAAATTCTATGTTTCCTGTTGCCCAATCGTCATTTCTGTCATACGTTATTGGCCATCTTTGCCCATATCCGTCATTTTTTTCATAATAGTTATGCTTGTTGCCAAACTCAAACATAGCATCTCTTTCATGATGCGGCTTATACTCTAAGTCTGTCTGAATTTCTGGAACAAGTCCACCTTTTCCTGTATTTGTTAAACCAGTCCAAAAATAGTCTTCATTACGAAACATTAAATACGTATCGTAGTTCTGGATTTCCCCATCTCCAGCAGTTTTCCCAGAGAAAAACCTATCTTGATAGGATAATGGATTAAAAACATCACCCTCAACTTTGTATGATAAAGGAAGTGTGTGTTTTTCCGGAATTGTTTTTCCTTCATCATTTGTTGCGAGAATGAACGAATCTACATTCCATGTTGCAGCAGAAACATATGCATAAAATGGCTTGTACATTGTCGGAACTTGAAGTGTCGGATAAACAGTTGCCATGCTCAGCAAAGTTTGCATTAAACTCGTGTTTCCGGTGACGCTATCGTTGTAAATGGGATAAGAACTGTATCCCTTGATGCTTGAACCATTGAACACGCCAAAAAGCATAGCTCCGTTTTCAAAAGCAACTATACATCCATGTTTTGGAGTCAGCGAGGAGAAAGTCCCAGTAAGCGTAACTTCTCCTGTGGTTTTGGAATAGCTATATCCATTAACGGTGTCACTTGTAGCGTCTGCTGCTGAACGTCCGTCGTCACTAAACGCCATCGCATCAAACATATGTCTTCCGTTATCTTCATTATTTATCTGATAGTTTTCACAATTAAGCCAATATAAAGTAGGATAAAATGTATAACTATCGTCAAGATTATACCCTTGGTATTGACTGTAATCACCACGATAAAAAGATTCTGTCATTCTTCCCGCAGCAGATAATAAGTTTCCTGTTTCTGGTGCACCAAAAATAGCTATTTCATAATTACCCTTTGTATAAATGTAATTATCGTATGCTAGTCTATCGTTTGGTGTATGGCGGTAAAACGTATGCCTCATTAACCAAATTTGCCACTTTGGCCCACTACTGATAAATGGTGCCCCATTTAACCAATCACCCAAAGTCATATTTCTTAAACCAGCAACACTTCCGATTGCGGGGCCACTTGGACTATAGCAATTGAAATAACCTGTCGTAGCGGTATTGTATTCTGGCTTATACGCTAGATAATCGCAAGAAATGAACAAGTTAATCTTTGTATTGTCGTCAACTGTGGTAGTAAATATAGAAACGATTTTTCCCTTATAGAGAATGGCTACTTCATATACACCAACAGAATCAACATAGAATAAATACCACTTTTCATTAGAGGCATCAACATAAGACGTATTTGGCAAATCATTCCAAGAAGTACTGCCTTGTTTTTTAAACTTAAACGTTACCTTTTTTTCTGGGTTTGGTTCTCCTGTTGCTGGGTCTATTCCTGAAATCGTAAAAAGATTACGAAGAATTTTTACCAAATCATTTATTTTAATATAACCGCCATATTTTGCCTCTGTTGGCACCGGCCTGCTCAATACATTTAATGCCGCTGACCTAAAGTGAATGGTTTCTGCGTCAACTTTAACAGCTGAGGCACCAAATACAAATGTTTTAGTTACCGTTTGGCCAAGCGAATCAGTTACAGTAATTGTATATTCATGCCCAATTGTCAAACCGCAAGTAACAGCGGTACTAACATATTTTTCAGTGGCCATCCAAAACACATCATCTTTACTTGTCACCGGAGGTATCGTTTCAAAATCACCAGTATTATCTTTAATCGTGATTGTATATGTTGGTAACATGTTGTCAATGATAACCCTGGCATCACCTCTAAATGTTTCACTGTCTATTTTTTCAACAACAGAGATTGACGGGGTCTTGGCAATGTTATTAGATTCGCACTCACTGAAAAATTGTTTCTTAAACTCATCCAACGCTGTTGAGCCATCTTTGAGACCGAAATAGAAATAGAATGAGTTTTCGTACTGAGGTAAAGAGTATTTGCCACCCTTATTTAAAAGGTAGTGTCTCTTTTGCTCTTTAGCAGCAAACGTATCAAGCCCAAATCTAAACATATAATAGTCATCAATACTATCTTCAATAGTTCTTCTTGATGTGTGTTTCGTTTCTACTTCATCATAGTCGTCAGGTACTTGCCATAAATCGCCAAAAGCAGCTGTAAAATAGCCGGACTTTTTTGAGTCAGAAATAAACGTTTCATTAACCTTTTTGTTATAAGGTGAGTCTACCATATGTACGTAATCTCCAAGTGAGCCGTCAAAGCCATCTGGACGTAGATACCTGAAATTATATTTTTTGTAACCGGTTGTTTCATTTATTTCAGTTGCAACAAGCTTATTGTGGTTAAGTGTTGCGAACATTGAACGAAATGCGGCCCCCTCAATGTCAACATTACTAATCAAACCAGTAGGAACATAATATTCATATTTCGGTGTTCCATCAGATTTGTATCCTCTAATATCTTCCCTTCTTTGTGACATAGTTGCGCCAACCTCACAAATTCTTTTGAGGTTTACACATGATTTTATGTTTGAATCACTATTAACGCATGACAGTCCAAGGAAGTGCCCGCCCGGATAGTAGAGGAAATGGTATCTACTGTGTTCCGTATCGTTAAACAAACGTCTAAGGAAATCTCTAGGTGTTTCTAGTTTTCCTGGGTCGACATCATCTTGCCCAGGACCTGAATAGTTCCAGGTAATTCCTGCGGATTCTGTGATTGGTATCGGGTCATCATTTTCTTCATAAACAACCTGGTCGCCATCTGTCTTGGCATAAGCCTTGTTTGTTGATTCGAAATCGGGCGTTACTCTGCGGACTGATGCTTGTTCTGGGCTTGTTTTCCCCTTTTTATTGGAAGATGATGATGCATTAGTTGATGAACATACAGTACCTCTATCACTCGTATATATGTATGCATCATCATCCATTGTCGTAAGAGCAAGGTTTGTTGGCATAATATATGAAGAGTTATTCAAATATTTGAATGCTTGTGGTATGCCGTTCTCGTCACAATCATTAAGTGTACCTAACAGTACTATATCGGTTGCAAACAAAAGAGTTCTAACTTTTCCGTTTGTAGTGTCTTTCCATTCACAAGGTTTAAGATAATATACAAACTGTCCAAGCATTGTGGTTTCTTCTGTCACAAGACCTGACTTTTTTCCAAAAATAGGAGACCTGTCCATTCCTTGCTTTTTGTGACACTTTGAAGGTACAATACTTGTATTCAATTTCGGAGTATCATAGCAAGACTTTGACGTTGTAATTCCTGTCCAAGGCTTGTCTCCGTCTTGCCTATAAGCGAGAGAGCATTGCTGGGTATAATACCTTGACTTCTTAACTCTTGAGTTCTCCGCGTTCATACATCCGAAAACCTTATCCTTGTAATAGGTGGTAATTTTCGGACCGTCTCCTTTCTTCCAAGAAAACTTATACTTTTTCTTTCTTTTAACTTTTCTCATCCAACGAGGGAAGAAAAGAACACCATTAACCCAGTCATTATAGAAATCAAATTTAATAACTCTATATTCCTGAGCAAGATTCATCTCAAAACAGTTCATCAAATAATCAATATCCCTCGTTACGCATGCCGTGTCTTCCTCGCTCTGTGCTGTATTCTGCGTGTCCGTTGATGTCTCGTCAATATACTCTGTTGAGTTCATGACTTCCTTCGGGTCATCCTCCAAATCCTCAAGATTTTCTCCGCCGCCGACTGCAGCTGCCAGTGTATTATTTAAAAGCGCAACTGTAATGTCGTTTATTTTAATTCCAGCCCCACAACCAGGTGCAAAATACCATCCTTCCATATCCGGGCATAGTCCGTCACCGATGTATGTGCAGTGAATACCATATCCCTTAATGAATTTGTTAATGATTTTAGCAATTAGGCTGTCACACCATTCCCTCAATTTCTTACCAACTACGGTCTTTCGTATAATTGGAGCATTTGCTATCCATCTTACTGGTGTCAGGAAAAGATTAACAACGCCTAATACGATTCTAATAACACCAGCGATAATTCGGTTAACAAGTGTTACTATTTTAATGAAAAGCTTTACGAAAATACACAAAACGGTGAACATAAATGGCAACCTGATGCGCATATTGTTATATGGCATAGGGTTGTTGTTCCCATAATAGTTACAGTTCTTAATGCCGGAAAAACGTTCGCTTTTCCACCTCTTTGATTTTTGAAAACGAGGAATGTATGATTTTACAGTATATACACCATTCCAGAAAAGGTCACGATATGAATCTTCTTCTGTATATGTACCAAAATTATAGTCAACTTTTTGGTCTGTTGGGCTCGGATTATTCGGAATCAGGTACTTAGCCCTGTAATAACTCTGCGAGCTTCCTTCCATGTCGGTGAGGGAGGCACGGAAACGAACCCTGGCCCTTGTCGGAATACCTTTCTCCGGGTCGTCGGTAGGAACCATATGTCCATATTCATCGGTCATCATGTAGTCAAGATTCATTGGTATCTGATAACACCAGACACCATTTCCGTTAATTAGCTGATTGCCCTTGATTGCAAACTCCTCAACATGTCCTCCCGGGGTCTTACGAATCATTTCAATCGTACCCTCGCCAGCAGTGAGTTCATCCATAGCACCCATCTGGTTAGTAGGAACGCACTTCTTTCCGACACCGTTTGACGCATTATCGGAGATTGCACTACCCATAAAGACACAGGTAGGCTCAAACTTGAACGAAATTTGGATGTCGGCCCTGGTTATGCCGATTTCCTCACCATTTTCTTCGTTTCCCCAGAACGGCTGAACATAAACCGGCTGGTCCTGACTGAATATCTGGGCGAGACTATCAATGTTCTCGTCCTTTTTGAATTGGTTAGGGTTATCAAACTGTTCAATGGTATATCCCTTGTATGCGAAGTCTCTCGGTCTCTGGGAAAGAATACCACAGTCTGAAAGGTCAAGGTCCATATGGAGCGTCTGCATGCCGGTAGGAACACCACAAATGAGATAGTCACCTGCGGCGTTCGTTCTGGTCGTATAGAGATAATACTTGTCAAAAACTTCAAGAAGTGCATCATTTTCAAGGAGATACGTCTTATGCGGGAACGTACCTACAGCCTTGTGGCAATCCTTCACCGATTCGTCAGGCAAAAGATTGTAGCGGATGTCTTTAACATTCTTGACCGATGTTGATGAATATGGATACAGATTCCACATTTCCATATTGGAATTCTGTTCGTCTGCCGGAATGAAAACACTTATCTTTGCATTTGGCACGCCAAAGTTACCGTTTGCAAGGACGCGACCGACAACGACACCATAATCAGAGTTATGAAGCCTGTAAGTATCCTTATCGCTTATCTTCAGTGACAAGATTTCAAGACTATCATAATCCTGGTCAAGATGAACTTCAAGAAAACTGTCGGCTTCACGACCAACAGTTGTTCTTATTCTATATGATTTGTTTTTCTCTGCCATTTCTTACTGTATGTATGAATCCTAAAAATTTTCCCATGCTCAATTTCCCGTCCTTTGAGAAGATTGAAAATAACAACAAAAATACAATCATCAACGGAACAAGAGGAAGCAGCAAGAGATAAATGAATATCGTTAATGCCGCATCTTTTTTATTAATGGACATTTTTCGCTTATCATTATCAGATGTTTTTCCGTGATAAGAATAGTACTTGTTTATCCTATTTATCTCCTGATTTACCTTACATGCGCATGCCATATTACTTTGTCTCCTTTAAAATATTATCTATTTTTTCTTTCACGTGTTCGTCATAATTTACATATCTTAATGTAATATTTTTCTCTTCGCACAACTCTTTTTTTCTTTCGTCTAGTCTTTTTATTTCTTCAAGTTGTATGATAGAAAAAATATAACCAGAACCAGATTTTATTTCGCTATTTTTGGAAAAACACGTATGTCTTTTTCGGCATATTTAATCTCTAACATTGTGTCCCCATCACTATAAATGATTCCGTCGGATGCCTCAAGGTCAAGTCTGTATCTTCCCGGCACCTTCTCTTCCTGGGTCCCATTACAATCGCCACCAATGTAAAGTTCCTGACTGGTCTGAGTTGAGCTATATCCATCACAAGTCTCGTTATAAACACGAAGGTCAATGAGATTCGCAACGCCATCTATCTTTGAGATTTCCTTTTTAAGGTCTCCAACATAAAGGTCATCGCCCATATTGCGCTTGCTAATGTCAAAGTAATCTCGTACTTTTTCAATTATAAGGGATACAACATCGCTCATATTGTAGTTCTTATCAACGTGTACATCAACCTCAACTGACAAATTTATGATGCGGCCAGGCTTAATTTCTACAAAGTCATTAATCATCCTATACTCTGTCAGGTAATTCTGGATGTTTTCGGCGAGAAGTGATGGGAGTGCCGCATCAAGCTTCTTCTGGTAGTCAATCCCAAGGAGATAGAGCATAATCTTGTTATTATCCTCTGCAGCACCAATCCTAAATGGTGTTCCATACTTCGGTGGCATCATAAGAACACGGTCAATATAGTCCTTTGTTGTAACACACCTGTTCTGGGCACCCTTATTATATTTGACAAGATACTTCATTTCCTGAACAGTCGGCATGTCCTTACCGGAGACAGAAGGCGTGGTATTGACAACTGTAATTGAATTTCTAACTGCCGCTTTTGTTGCTTCGCTTGCCTTTGCGCCCATCGGGAAGTTCGTCATGAGCTTTGAGATGGAGGAAATTGCTCCCTGTGCCACATTGCTTGCACTTCCGCCACCGGCTCTATAAAGGATGAAGATTGTAGTGCCAGCCTTCGGGAGTTCGCCAAGTGAATTATTGCGTATCGTCTTAGTAATCAAATATTTACTAAGCGGAGACATTTCATCTATTTCCGGATATTGTGAGCTTCTAAGACCCGCACCGAAGATAACTTTAAGATAGCCGTTATCGGTATATTCAGTGATGAACTTATGTTTTACCGGCTTCCATTCACCCCTTGTAATCTGGCAAGTTGGATAAACAGTCTTCGCGCTTGAATTGTAATATCCGTAAGCATGAATTTCCGGACAGTTATTCTCATTAACCGTTTCACCCCATCTGAACTGCTCAGCAAGACTATCAACCTCAAAAAATCGGACCAATCCAGGACATGGTGCACCATTAGAGTCTTTAACAACTTCATCATAAGAATAAAACTCTCCATAAGTCGGATATGAGGTAAGAGCATCGCCATCTTTCATAAGGATGCTCTCAATATTCATGACGCCCTCAATAGGAATTACGATTTCCATGAAAGGTTTGATATCAGAAGTTTTGATGGCTTTCTTGTATACCCTTGTTTCACCGGCAGTTACGACAGCGAGTTTCGTTATGTTGTATTTTGTAACATTACCGTTTGAATCAAGAACCGGCTCAATAGTACGGTCACTACGCATGAACTCATCATATTGCTCAGCAAAATTGACATCATACATAACTTCAAATATCTGGGTACTTGAATTAACCATAGTACCCTTCTTGATTATTGGAAGATATTCCTTTGCGTATGTGTCATTGGCAACCGGAACCTGGCAAGTAAAACGAACTTCCGCCATCGCCCCCTTAGGTCCAGGAACTTTGACACCGTTGTTCCTTGCAATATTCATGACGGAACTCGGCTCCTGCGCGCTGTCAATATTTGTTTCCTGGTATACCCTATCAATATGATATGACAGGTTATCAGCAACATCGGCATTTATGTCGATGAGCCAAGAACCGATTGATGCGTCGCTGTAATCGGTAGCCATGTCAGGATAATATTTCCTGGAGAAATCCTTCAGCGCGTTCTTGTAATCGTCAAATGTTCTGTTTAAGTATGATATTCCTTTTTCCATAATGCGAAATTTCTTTTTTTATACTCTTACTGCAGCGGTTTGTTCTTCTTCGTGTATGCCCTTCTTTATTGTATAGTGAATGATGACTATTTTGCCATTATCACTTTTCTCATCACTGTAAATTGATATATCTTTGAACACGACATCAGGGACGTATTTATAAACCTGCTGAGTTATATCTGTTCTGAGCCTTTCAAAAGTTGTCTCGTCAGATGGCTCGTGAATGTATTTGATTAAATCCGTTCCAAAATCCGGATTGCGGAGTCTCTGTCCCTTAGGTGTAAAGATAACATGCAAGAGCCTGCTTTTCAGCGACTCCTCCCTTGTCATATTGAGGTCCATGTAGAGCTCGTCATCGTTTTCGAGGGTAAAAGGATAACGTATTCCAAAACGCTGAGTTAAAGCCATTATGATACAATTTTTTTAATTTCGTTTATTATTTCTAATTCACTACTAAAGTGGTCCGGTCTCATCTTACCTTCTTTTGATTTAGTATAATACAAAATCTTTACTCCGTTTTCTTTACATAGTCGTTTCTTTATTTTATCCCTTTCCACTCGTTTAATAAAATCTTCATCCCCGCCAAAATATTTAACAGATTTAAAGTGTTGGCTTCCTTGACATTCTATTGCCAAATCATTATCCGGGAGAAAAAAGTCAAGATGAAGATTTGTTTTATGCTTTAACCAAGGAAAAGTCTTGTGTATTTCAAACCTAAAACCACTCTCATACAACAATTTTTTAATATTCTCTTCTAGCTCCCATTTGTTACATTCATGGCACCCACACCCGCCAAGATGGTTTTCTGCTTTTTGCCAAAACTCACCGTGTTCTGGACATATAATGCATATTTTATTCTGGAAACCAGTGTAAACGACTTTGGAATAATCGTACTTGTCTCCATGAACTTCTTTTGCTTTTTTTATGAACGTTTCAGTATTATATGCCATCGTAAAACTCTTTGCATATAAATAGCTTTGTTATGTTTTTCCCTTACTACAAGATAGCATTTAAAGTGGTAATAGAAAAGAAAAAACGAGCCACGAGGACCCGTTTTTTTAAGAAAAATAAAAATAGATTAGATGTATGTGTCAGCAACCCACGACTAAAGTTCGTGGGCTTGACAAGGAATGAACCTCGTCGTATGGGAGGCTGACAACTCCCTGCCGTCCGGGGCGAAGCCGGGAACGGGTGGCGAACGTCCACATTTGAAAAACTATGAATAGTTTACAGCGGTATGTCTTCCATAAGTAAATACGGTAT